GATCTACTCAAACCTCTAGATACGAGCCTAGATGAATTACTAACAACACTGACAGGTGCTAGAATTAAGCCCCCACCAGGGGCGGGAAGACCGTCAGGGTCAGGGGCGGGAAGACCGCCGGGGGCGAGAAGGGTGATGACGCCGTTCGAGGTGGCGGAACTGGAGATGAAACTGGAGGCGGACAGGAAGGCACGTCCCGGTGCACCGAAGCGTCTTCTTAGTGTGAAAGACGCAATAGTGAGTGTGGCTGACAAGCTAAACGCCAAAATCATGAATAGTAAAATAATGCAATTAGCCATGAAAGCGGTGAACTATGTTGGAACAAAACTTATCGTCCTCGATGCTATCATGCAAACAGGTCCAATAGTGTTGACGCTTACTGAAGAATTTTCAAACCCCGGCACCACGAAATATGCTGGACTAACGCCCGATGATTTTTCCAACGGTGATATAGATAAGATAGTCAAGCACACAGAGTTCTCGAGAGACGTAGGTGCAGCAGTCGGTCACGTCTTAGGTGGCGTAGCCGGCGGCTGGCTAGGAATGTCGTTACTTGGTGCTGCCGGAACTTTACTTATACCTGGTGTAGGTACTGCTGTCGGCGGAGTGACCGGAAGCCTCATGGGTTACAAGCTTGGTTCTAAAGCGGGAGAGTACTTAGGTCGAATCATAACTGATATATTAGCTGGACGAGAAGTTGAATTGATTAGAAACCCAGATTTTCTTGCTAAACTGGAAGCAGCTAGAAAATCTCTAGATGAAAAAGGCGCGACTCCAGAAAATGTTCAGACTGAACTGAAGCAGAGCATTTATAAAGAGCTTCAGGAAAGCCTCGGTGGTGGAGTCAATCCGGAAATCTATAAAAAACCTGAGGAGTCGATATTTGATCGACGGATGCCGACGCCGACGCAGTTAGAAGTTCAAGATGAGTACCAAGTCTTATCAGATACCGATCGCAAGAGGATAGCGGCGGCCGATGCTCTAATGGCCGGAGACGTTACTCCGACAAGCATTGCAGAAGCGCAGGAGAGCTCTCGTTATAACGAGCTTCAGCGTGCTTTAGCAGGCCGCGTGGGTACTACAGTCTATGGGTCAGGACCAAAGCGCGACGAACGTCCAGCTCCTACTAGCTTAGAAGTTCAAGATGAGTACAAAGTCTTATCAGATACCGATCGCAAGAGGATAGCGGCGGCCGATGCTCTAATGGCCGCGGGTGTGATGCCGGGTGATGAAGCTAGAGAAATTAATAGAGAGAAATTAAAGCAACTTAACAATCAAGCACCAATTCCTAATAGAGGTGTCTCAGCTTCCAGCGAAGGATCGACATCGGGCGTACTCGATGCTATAGGCAGATTTTTTGGAATAGGAGGATCTAGATCGGTCTCTGCTGGAGCAGTTCCAGCGGCAGTACCGGGCCCGCCCCCGAGAGACGTTAGAGTCTTACCACCTATAGATGTTTCTGCCGGAGAGCCGCAAGTCAGAAATATTCAAGTACCTGGCAATAGACCCCCTCCCGCTGCGCCCGCTACGTCGACTCAGATTGTAACTAGGAATCCAGATCCGACTCTCACTGAGGTTAATCGACAGACCAATTTCCATGCAGAAAGAGCGATGGCATACTAGAATAGGTGACGCTTCGACGTAGCACCACGGTAGGGGGACCGAAGTCCCCCTACGCTACGGCGTTAGTCCTCTGCCAGCTTCTTAAAGAACTTGAGGTTGTCTCCATCCTCCTCGTCGTCCCAGGAAGCATTCTTAGTTGGTGCCGACTTCGAAGTTGCTACCGGACCGCGCTTAGGCTCGATGGTTCTCGGCCTATCGTCGCCTTCTTGAGCGGTAGCCGCGAGGCCTAGGACGCGCTCGAGCTTAGTCTTGAGCTCGGCGTAGCTCTTGAAGCGCTTCGGATCGGTGAACTCGCTCAGGTCGTAGCACTTCTCCAGAATCGAGGTCATGACCTCGTCATCGCCAGAGATCGGAGACGGATTGTCGAACTCCGACTTGTCGTAGTTGCGATAGCCCTCGACCATGCGAGCCTTGAGACGGAAGTTAGCTCCCATCTCTGGATCGAACGGGTTCATCGGCTTCTCGTCGTCGAACTGCGGCTCGAGCTTCTCCATGACCTTGTCGAAGACCTTCTTGCCGTACTTGAATAGGAACACCTTTCCATCGTTCTCGGGATGCGCGGCGTCCTTGACGACGAGTACGTTGCTAACGTAGGTCAGCTTTCGCTTCTGAGCGCGAGCCTGCTTGCGAGCCGGAGACTCGTCGTCTGTCGTCGAGTTCCAGAGCTTGCTGTTGAGTTCGCCGACCGGATCGTTATCTCCGATCGTCGTGCGGCTGTCCTCGATGTACCAGAGACCCGACGGACCCTTGAAGCTGTGCCGCCAGACTCGAGTCCACGGCACGTCTCCGCCGCTGCTCTGTGGAAGGAATCGAATGATCGCCATGCCGTTGCCGGCCTTGTCGACTGCGAGGCTCCACTCGCGGTCGTCGGCGTAGCTCTTCTCTCGAGTATTGATCTTGGCGACTTCGCCCTTGAGCTTATCCATCATCGTCTTGCGAGACGAGCGAATCTGTTCCAGTGTAGACATATATCCTCCGTATGTTGGTGTGATCGTATGGTTCGTATTCATAGTATAGTCACTCGATCATGGCGACTAACTATATATCATGTATCTAGCCCATGCCTTATCATCGCCTCCTCGTAAGTTTCGTTCGTCGGTATCGACCTAGCCGGCTCACGCTCTCGCTCGAGGACCGCGACTCGCATCTCGAGCTCCATGAGTCGGTTCAGTACGTACTCTAAGTTTGATCTGAGCTCCTCAGTCACGGCTGACGACTCCCTTCATTAGTGCAGATACATCATCGAGGCTTATCCTCTGTGCCATGAACGGGACGTACTTGCGTATCCTAAGAGTGCACGGTGGAACGATCACGTCTCGAGAGAACTCTTTCTTCCACAGCTTAGTGTACTTCAGAACCATGTCGGTGGCCGCCATCGTCTCCAGAGAGAGGCGCCTACCCATGTGCATTATTAGAACAGGCGGATACCCCCTATGCTCCGACGGCCTCCACATATCGCCGATGTCTCCGCTACTGGCATCGGCTATGGCTCGAACCTGCTCGGTCAGATGATATCGCAGAGACTCTACGCGCTTCCTCCACTCTGTGTAAGACTTCTCACTAAAGTCGCCGATCCAATTCTTTCCGTCGAGCACGTTGGCCAAGATGTAGTCCGTCAGAGCCTGGCCCTTGTACTTTCTATCCATCCTAGAGAACTTAGCCGCGTCTCTCGAGTTCGCGCTCGATTTATTGACTCGACCGGAATACTTAAAGAAGTCGTAGCTGTCGCTGTTGAAGTGCAGCTTGATAGCGACATACCTCTCTCTGGCTAGGGCTGCTCCGCTCGAGTTAGTCAAAGAACTCACGCATCGCCTCCCTCCTAGAGTCGCAGTATATGCAGCTGTAGCGCCATACGTTAGTATCGCGCAGTCGCTCCGCTTCGTAGCACACCCACTGGTGCCAGCCTAGGGCGCATATAAATCGATTGAGTCGACTCATATCGGCAACCGAGCTCCACGCTTTCTCTTTAGGAGGTTCATATTGGTCGCTTCGGTCTTTAAGTTCTTTCGTATGCGCGGGTTCACCAACCGATTCACCGACTCGATCTCGATGCCCGTCTCCTGGCATACGCGGACGATCGCATCGATGTATCCCATCTGCCCGTTAGCGACTCTCTGATCGACGAGCTGACAGAACTTCTCCGCGCCGACTATCTTTAGATCTGGATTCACCTCCAGATGCTCCGAAACTTCTTCATCTCTTCGTCGGTCAACGAAGTTCCTTGGTCCAGCCTATCGATGTCTTGATCACCCATGGGCTCCGGCCAGTAGAGCTCAAACGCGATCGAGTTCTCAGTACATACGAAGCAGTGGTATAGGCCGGGCTTGATCGCGGTGTAGTCTCCAGCGCGGAGGATGGTCTGATCCGTGACCGAGTTCTCTCGATAAATCTCGATCACGAGCTCGCCCTTCTCGACGAAGAATCCATTCCACTTATAGTTGTGCTTATGGACGCTGCACCTATGCCCGGCGTTGACTTCTATCCGATGCATCTCGACGAGGGGATTGACCTCGATCGCCTCAGTGACTCCCCATATTTTACCAGACTTTGCCATATCTACCTCTCGTCAGTTACGTTCTCAAGCACACCTTTCTTAATAATATAATCTAGTTCGAGAAGGTTGTCAACAACAGAACGAAAGTTCGACAGCTTAATCATGTTGGCTCCGTCGGACGGAGCGTTGTCCGGATCGGCATGAACCTCCATGAATACGCCTGCGACTCCAACGGCAACTGCAGCTCGAGCGAGGATCGGCGCGAAGGTACGGTCTCCTCCCGAGCTAGACCCGCCTCCCGGTAGCTGGACGCTGTGAGTGCAGTCGAATATGACGCGAGACCACGACCTCATCACCGCCAGCCCGCGCATATCTACGACTAGATTGTTGTATCCGAATGTAGTACCACGCTCAGTCAGCGAGTGACGATTGCATCCGAACTCTTCGAGCTTATCGACGATCCACCGAGCGTCGTATGGAGACAGGAACTGCCCCTTCTTGACATTGACCGGCTTACCGGTCGCGGCAGCGGCTCGAAGGAGGTCGGTCTGTCTGCAAAGGAACGCTGGGATCTGCAGGATGCTCGCTGGAATTACGTCGCAGTGCCAGGCTTCGTGCACGTCGGTGAGTATCTCTACTCCAGTCGATCGCTGCACGTCCGCGAATCCATAAACTGCGTCGTCGAATGACACTCCCCTGTAAGACTTTGCGTGAGTGCGGTTGGCCTTGTCGAAGGACGTCTTATAGATGAAGTTAACTTCGTACCGGTCGCACACCTCTCGAATGTGCCCAGCGTGATCGATCGCATGCCGCGTTCCCTCAAACACGCACGGTCCAGCGACGATGCTCAGCTTCTTATCGTTACCCAGGCCTTCAAAAAACTTACTCACTGTAGCCTCCTCGCCATAGATCTAACCCTCGCACAGACCTCGTAGTAAGCTCGATGTGTCTATGATGATATTTGTTATATATCAGTGTCTTTTATAAAACAAATGATTGTCTATCACATGCATTCGCTTAAATCCGTTTATCCACAGTGGGCGAACGTACCGCGCGTGAAAGTGAGTGGCTCCATTCGTTGGATCAGACACCCACTCGGCTAGTATTAGATCAGCGATGTTTTGGCTATGCGCCCACTCCACCCGCTTCGGGCGAGATGCGACTAACTTTTTATCGCAGGCCCACGTGAACTGACACGACTTACCGATCCTCTGATTCACGACTGAGCATATTGTGCCAGGATACCTCGAGTCGTACACGCGATTCATGACCGTCATACCGACAGCGATCTGCCCGTGCACAGACTCACCCCGTGCCTCGTGGTACACCGCTCGAGCCAGACAGTCCCTCTCTCGCGCGCTCACTGGCGGAGGTAGGTAGATGGACTCCACCTCTATGATTGGAGCTGATAGTATTATCGGAACGGCTGCATTAGTCTCGTGATCGAATGTAGTAGTCATTGATAGGATAAAGGCTGCGCACGGAAGAATCTTCCTACTCATCCTCGTCCTCCCTTTGTGAAGCGGGGTGCTTCTGTTCCGAGGCGCACCCCGCGAAAGCCCGGCTAAGGCTGACTAGGCAGCCAGAGCGAGAGTGCCGTTATCGTTCGCACTCATTTGCTTAGCCTATGAGGCGGCTATCCCGTCACCTCCGAACATGCGCCCTCACACTCGTCGATCCTATGTCGGCCCCGTTCCGTTTGGCTTGCTCGGCTTTATTGAGCCTAGAAGCCGCGTCTCTCGCTACGTTTGAGTCTCGAGTAGTCATCAGTAACTCCTCATTAGGTCCCAAGACTGCGTAGTACCTATAATTCCAGTTAGAGAAAGATTTTTCTCCCCCGTCTAAGTGTGGATTATCTCTAATAAACCTTTCTACTACTATAAACATCTGGTGGAGCCGGCGGGTACTGCCCCCGCGTCCGATATGGTTGACACACGTCATCAACAGCGACAGATTATATATTAACTCACGTTTCTTAAGATGTCAACCGCTTTTAAGTTACGGTCACCATGCTACGAAACCTATCTATGTTTGAGAGGATTGCTCGGCTGCGGAGGAGCCCAAAACATATGCTCAGACTCGATGTTGTTGGCGAATGGATTGCTCTGCGAGCCCATGCGAAATTTAACGATTCCAGCCCTGCCGCTCTCTTTGGCCTCTTCACCCGCCTTTCTAATCTGCTCCGCGATCTTGATGTTCCAAGGAAGAACGTAGCTCACCGGAGTTCGATCATCCAGCGAAACCCATAGGTAAATTGCATTAGGTTCATCTAACTGCGAAGATATAAGAGTGGCGTCCCTCACGCTTCGCCACTCAGTGCGAATGTCTCTAGGAGTACCGGATGATTCGAGAAGTGTCGCCATGAGCACGACGAGGAATGCGCAGTAGCAGATTGCAGCGATGAGTTTTTTATTAGCTACATCGATCATTAGGATAAACCCAAGGACCATACATATCCCAACGTAGAGAAGCAGAATAGAAACTATCATCATGGAGCTCCTGGGCGAGGATATAAACCGGCACTTCGAAGTTCTTTGAAAACTTTGTTGAGAGAGTTTGGTACGAGATTGCCGCTTCGGTCGAGAGTGAATCGAATCGCCGTCAATTCCTCGCCGTTGCGAGTGAATGTAACTCTCTCAGAGGCGATGACTGACGGACTGGAACTCGACGCTTGAGTGGTAGATATTCGGTCTATAGTTACTTTCACGAACGCGTCGATGGGTAGGGAATCGCGCGCCATGTACATATGAACGTTGACTACATACTCGCCCTGTCGCAGGCCGCGACCCACTGCCAGTTCCTGGTTACGCGACTCGGGATCTGAGCTAATGCCCAGGTCGTCGCGCAGCAGATTGAAGGCTACGCCATTCTTATTAGAGTATCCGACCGGCCTCTCGCCCGGTGCTTGGACCCAGAGGTCGACGTCGGCGTTCTTTTTCTTATCCCAGAACATCTCGATTAGAATATTGCCGGGACTGACTGATTCGACTTTCGTTACCTTCGACGCCACGATCAGGGCCATGGCCGCCATGGCCATATAGGCCGCCATCATCGTGAAGAGTAAGTCTCGATACGACCACTCGAATCCCGCGTTATATTTCTTCACCGCTGCACCACATCGCGATTTCTCTTAACCATACCATGAGCAATACACCGATGATATTTGGCGCTATCGCGAGAGCGAGATTCTTAAAGACTTGAATCAGTTGCTCAGTCGAGGCATCGACGAGACCTGCCGCCGCATTGATGATGCCTATTCCAGTAAAGGCTAGAGCCCACATCGGTAGACCGTTAGCGACATGCTTTACGATATCCCATCGCTTGCGAGTCGCGGCTATCGCGCCACCTATGAAATACATGAGTAGAAAGCCACCCATGATTATCTCAATGTATCCAAGCGAGAAGAATCCCATAAACCAATTACCCATCACGGCGCCGAACAGCATGACCGCCATGATGCCGTTCGTGACGATGAAGCGCGCTTTAAAATTTAGGAGATTGTTCATTTTAGTACAGACCCATGCCATCTTTCTTCGGCTTCGGTTCCACATTGTACGTCTTAGTATCTATGCCGCTAGATACAATGCAGGCCGTGTCTTCTTTGATTAAGAATACCGTAGAAGTCTTAGTCGCAGCATTCAGTGTTATAACTCCAAATATACCATCTCGAATGGCCCACCCGACATACGGCAACTCTTTAAACTCATCACCCATGACGCTGCCCATCATTCGTTCAACCGGCCCACATACGACTGGCAGCGACATGTTCATGGTCTGGGCCTCAGCCGAGCTCGCGAGAGCGACGGCTAGAAGCGCTACCACTGCTCTGACCACGACGGTCTCCTTTCTTCTAAAGTTTTAATGAGTTTCGGTACATACTGTGCAGTAGACTTCATGAACATCTGTACCATTCCAGAGTCGCATGCTATAAGAACCACGATACCGGGAATACGCAGACCCGTCCTCTCCTCGAACATAACTGAGTATGCCGTAGTCTGTAGAAAGTAGTCGAGAATGTCGTCCTCGTCCTTCTCGTGATTGGACGTCTTATAGTCGATGACGGCTCTCCGCCCGGCCCAAATCCCCACTAGATCGCAGCGGCCCGCGACTCGAAGCGCGTGGGAGTAGAGGGGGCACTCGACTCCGTAGTATCCCTCTAGGTTAGCGTCGAGAACTTCTCTTAGGTTCCGAACGGCTGCGCGCCTGACGGGATTGGTCGACTCCTCGACATCCTCTCCTAGGACGTACTTCTCCATGGCGTCATGCACCGCCGTCCCGCGCGAGCTGGCGCGGGCTGATATCTGCGCGGCTTTTTCCGCACCGACTCGCGCCCTCCACTCGGAGAGAGCTCGCTTCTTTTCTGGATTATTGCCGAGGATCGTAGTGATCGACGGGTAGTCGTACCATCCAGTGACTGGCTCACTGTGGCATCCCGGGACCGAATACAATCGGCCTGATTCAGTCTCGACTGACTTCAGTTCTCTCAGTGAGATACGTAGGTCTCTGAATGCACTCATCTAGCTCTCTCATCAGTTCGTTGAGTCGCTTAGCGCATCCCTCCACAACCCAGCCATCATTCCTAGGGTCTCTTAGCTCGATGGAGTAGTGAGAGATGTCACGCGTAATCTCTTCCACGGTTCTCCTAGTAGCGTTCATACTAAACCCTCCTCCAGCTTCGCTACTATATATTCTTTCACCAGAGCAGATCTCACGATGTCGTCCTGCGTAAACTCGATCCTCGTGAACGACGCGACTCGCTCGCATATCCTCATGAACTTTTGCAGGCCATTGCGTTCGTCGTCTCGCCACAGATCGGATTGCCTGAAGTCTCCCGAGAATATGACGCGGCATCCGTCCCCCATTCGAGTTATGATCGAGTCGAGTTCGTGAAAGGTCATGTTCTGACACTCGTCTACTATGACGGTGTTGTTGCAGAAGGTCAATCCTCGAACAAACGACGTCGTCGAGAACTGCACATACCCGAGAGCCTTGAGCCGGTCGTAGGCGTCGGACTTTCCAGTCAGCTGCTTGAGTATCGCCGAGTACGGAAGCTCATACACCGCCGACTTATCCGCTATGCTTCCGGGAAGGAATCCCATGTCTCTCGTCGGAACCACGCTTCGCACTATCACGACGGGCCTGGGCTCGATGCCGGCGATCGCCGCGGACAGCGCCTTGTAGAGAGATAGGAATGTTTTTCCAGTTCCAGCCACGCCATGAAGTATCAGATTCTTGCCATCGTCGTACGCCTCGAACGCTCTCTTCTGGTTCTCAGTCTTAGGCTCGACTCTGGAGAGTGACGGCGGTCTGGAGGCCTCGAGCCTCTTACGTTCTCGCTTCTCTCTCTTAGTCATGCTCGCCCTGTCAAAGAAATGCATCGCATCGACAGAGACGCTCAGAGTCATATGTGCCTCCCTAGAACGTGTTTATAGTGCTCCCCCTGTGCCTACGCTTTATGTTGCGTAGGATATCTCGAAAAGAGTCGTCCGGTTTATTTCGGCCAGAACTGACTCCCGTCACTATGAGGGGAGCCGCCGGCTTAAGGGATGAGTTAGGATTGTCACTCAAGTACGCTTCCATCTCAGAGATGGACATTAGAGTCGTAGTGCTCTTACCAGTAACTCTATCTATGAAGGTGTAAGTCGGCATAGTTGTATTTATTCCACTGATCTTCGTTCAAGGATCCTGCGCACTCCTTTCCAAAATATATAATCGGTGTAGAGGGCGGCGAGAAAGATGGCGAGGTTCGACGGAGCGCGAAGCTCGAGACTCGTGACGACACCTCCGGCAGCCGTGATCAGCACACCGATGACTAGGTTGAATCCGTAGAGGAGGAGGCACCACTCGGGAACTTGGCGAGAGATCCAAGACTTATCGAGCTCCAACCGAGCCTCGCGAATCTGACAGTTATCAGCGATCATCTAGTTCCTCCGAATACCAATCCGGGGCAGATCGACCACGATTCCACGCCGCGAATCGGCTCTTACTCAGTCTATATAGAGTTCTGTAGCTGCCCACTGCGTCGCCATAGCGCTTATACTCGTCGGGCATGGCCAGCGGGAACGGTGTCCGCGGCGAGTCGGGAACTCCCCTCGGGTACTGCATCAGGGCTCGCTCGAGACCCGTGCGGCGAATCTTGTGAATCTTACTGTACCGATACTCGTACTCATTCAGTAGAGAGTGGAGGAGGCTCGATGCCCAGGAGTAGTTCGCTCGACTGGCTCGAGCCCAGACCGAGCACGGGTGGTTCTTATGAGTGACTAGATAGAGAAGGCCTTCGCGACTGTCTCCAGGCTCGAAGTAATATTCGGTGCGAGACCTCTGCTTCGGCACGTAAGTGTGAATGACGAATGAGTCGGCGACTCGGTGAGCGGTAGAAAGCATCTGCGCCTCCTCGAGGACCATCTTGACCACGTGCTTGTCGCAGTGCATCTGAGCTGCTACCACGGGGTCTTCATGAAGTATGAACCGGTTCATCTCTTTTCCATAACCTTTCTCGATAGAGCGATCTGTACTGCGTCTAGTGCGATCCCGCCCGCAGTCTCTAGCGGTAGGTATACTCTAAGGACCGACCCGTCCTCGAGAGCAGCGACGAGCTCGATCTCGCCATCCCTCTCGATGACTCGAACCGTGCGAGCTCTCAGTTCCATGCGCGACTTATTATGCTATAGTATCGCGCTCTCTCAGAGTTGTCAATACTCGCCACTCCTATGTCCAGAGGTCTCCTCGAACTCGAATGAGGCGGATCATCATCTCCTCGTCCTCTTCTTCGTACGCCTTCTCGATCGCGTGAGTCTTATCGAGAGCTTCGCGACTCATGGCCGCTTCCTCTGGATTGCGGTCTTCTAGATCGAGCATGTCGTCTCCCCGCGCTTGCCTCATGTCGCAGTAGGCGCTCCACCCTCCGGCGTCGTGCGCGTCAGGTCGCTTGGAGTGCACCTCAGTCCACCACCGGTAGAGAGCTAGAATCTCTCGAGCGGAGGTCGCTTGGCGCGTCGGCTGGCCGAAGAGCGGATCTTCGGGCTTGATCCCATCGTTGGTTCCGTAGACTAGGCTGGACTGC